TAAATCACACTGGCCACCACTAGCACAAGAAATAGCAACATCACATCCAATAGTAAAGATAGAAACTAACTGAGCATAAGCATTATTTGATAAAGAAACACCAATCCCATTTTCATTATACTGAGTAAATGAATCACAGACCATAGATTTCAAATCTTGTCCTAAATCATTAACACCAGTAAATGCAGCATTAACATAATCACCATTAATTTTCATTCCAATACTACCAGTCATGAAATTAGTGCAGTTCCTTACATAAGGTGATCTCCACCTTCCACCTTTTGATGGATCCACTCTATCTGGTCCTTGGTTTGCTGGGCCTAATGAAGTATATCCAGTTACTGCCTGAAAATCACCACCTGCTGCTACACCAGCTGCAGTTGGAGGAAATGCTACAGCACCACATCTAGGATGATTAGTAGAACCTGTAGATCCAGCAAAGTTTAAATTCTGTATTAAACAACCTGCTCTAACTTGAAATACATCTTTCTCTACATTAAGAGGAACTACAGTTACTAATCTCAAATCTTCACCAGAAACAGTAACTTCTGTTCTCAAACCAACTGGATTATTCTCTGTATAAACTCCTGAACGAACAATAATAGTATCTCCACGTTGTGCTATTGCTGCTGCACCACCTATAGTTCTTTTTGCATCTCCTTCCAACAATCCACTATTTGTATCCAATCCATTTACAGAAACCCAAATAGTATTTTTAGTTTCGACACCAGATGGTCTCCATGATACACCAGTACCAACTGCTGCTAAACGATAATCTGTTTTAGCAAGACCTACACCAATATCATTATTAACATCCTTTAAATTAGAATCCAATTCTAATATTCCACTAATAGTAGCTGCTCCACCAACTGTGGCACCTCCACCAACAACTAAATTTTTCTCAATACCAACACCACCATCAACTATAAGTGCACCAGTATCTTTATTAACTGATTCGGTATCATCCAAAATCTTAGCAACACCACCAACATTTAAATTTTCACCAATACCAGTTCCACCAACAACTTGTAAAGCACCACTTGTTGTATTGGTTGAAGGTTTATTAGATTCTACTTTAGTCTCCTTACCAACAAATAAGTTACCAACAATACCAGTTCCACCATCTACCGTTAATGCACCACCATTAGCAGAATCAGTTGCATCTGTAACATCATTAAAATTTACTACTCCATCAACATCTAATGTACCTTTAATAAAAGTATTACCACTACTAGTATCTACCGTAAATGTATTAACGTTAGATTCTGTCTGAATAATAAAACTCTTGTTATCAGCATTAATGGTTACATTATCTTGGAATGTAGCAGCACCATCTACATTTAGAGTTAGATTTAATTCTGTATGTTTATCAACAGTAACCGTTTCTCTAAAATAAGCATCTCTATGAACATCTAAACCATATTGAGGAACAATAGTTCCTATTCCAACCCAACCAATATTAGTAACTACTGAAGATGCAGTTACTCCACCTCCAATCTGAAGAGGTTGAAGTGGATCATTAGTTCCAATACCAACATATGCATTTCCTTTAATAACAAACGGGGAACCTATTCCTGCATGATCAACATTTACTGCTAGTCCAGTACCTGTTGGAGTAAGACGAAGCATATCTCCTGATGTAGTACCAGAAAATAATCCCCCCGTTCCCGTAGTTGTTGGTAGAACAGTTAAACGTACTGATTCGGGAGGTATAGTAGTTCCAATACCAACAGATGTCATCCTATAAATTGGTGCAGTCTCTCCACTATCATGATATCCCCAAAAATCTTGAGTGAATATCGTAGCTACTCCAGTTGGTGTAGTATCATTTGCTGCAGTAGGAACTAGAGTATCACTTCCAATACCAAGACTGTTTCTTTGTACAAAGTTTAGAGTATCAAATGTTTGAGCAACACCTACCTGTCCTATTGGAAGATATATACCCTCATCTTGAAGTTTAATACCTTCTGCATCCTCAGTAGGAGGTGTAGGTTGCCATCTAATACCATATTCATCTCTCTTTAACCAATAGTTATTTTGTCCAGGAGAACCAGAAGAATCGTAAATATTTCTACCAATACGAATCGTTTCTGAAACATCTAATTTTAATTTTCCTTGTGACCCATCATTATATAATACATTATCTTTAGTCCAATCGCCACCTGGATAAACTGTTCCAACTCCAACAGTACCAAATCCAGTAATTACAAAAGAAGAATCTCCACTATTAACATGAAACTTCTCTGTAGGGGTCTGATTTGATACACCTACATTCGCTCCAGCTGTAGTAGTTTTAGCAGTAAATAAAGTACCTCCTACACCAACTTCAAATTCTTGTGATATAGTTAACTTATCAAGATTTAATCTACCTTCAATAAAAACATCATCTTTAAATGTAGCGATTCCACCATGAACGGAATATCTATCTACTGTTAAATCTTTAACTTCAATATTCTCAAAGTCATAAATTAAATCACCATAGATATAGACATTCTCAAATACGGAATCCCCATTCTGATTAAAATCTGCGTTAAATCCTGGCATATCTATTTCCCAAAGAATTTATCTGATACTGCTTGACCAACAAAACCACCTGGTCCAAATGAAATACCTGCACCCCAACTAAGTTTTAAATGTTGTGGAAGATTTCCTTTTTTACCAGAAACCTGTATTGTGGTAGCAGTTAAATTAATTTCCTTTGTACCATGAGCAAATTGATCTCCTACTTGTATACTTACTCCCTTCAATACAATATTCTTTGCTTCTAAAATAAGATCCGAATTTGCTTTAATATGAACTCCACCCGTAGCTGCATTAATTTCAATATCACCATTTTGAGCTAGTGCAAATATAGATTTTGAATCACCACCAGCTTTACATCCAGAAGTAAACTCAAACGTGCCCTGAGTTTCTAATCTTGTAACATTATTTTCATGATGACTAAACAGAACATTTGTATTATCATCATTAGTACCTTTTAGAGAAAAAGCTTCTGGCCCAAAACTAGTCTGATCAGGATTACCTGCCTCAATAGCAAACTTAGGACCAAATACTTCTCTACTTCTACCATCTTGTGGATCAGAGGATTTATTACTCATACCAATTAATACCTCCCAACACAGTCAATTACTTCAACAACTTTACCCTGAGGTCTAGTCTTAGATAATACAGGTCTCAAAATTGCACCTACTCCAGTTTCACTATTGATATTTAGTTTAGGTAGATCATCATAAGTTATGATGTTCTTTAATCTACCTCCTACTATTTTCCCATCCTGTATATCTAAGTCAAAATTATCTAAAGTATCATCATCTGCATATCCTCTTCCTGGATCCTCAATAATAACTCTGTCAATAAATAATGGATCTTCATCTTCAGCAGGATAATTAGTACCTGTACTTAATATTGTAACATCAATAACCTGCCCATAAGTAGGAGATTTGGGATTATGATCTATATGTGCTCTACCATATGCACCATATCCCTGATTACAATTATCCTGTAATGTTATTACAGGTTCCGTAGTATATCCACTACCACGATTAGTAATTTTCACTCCCACAATACTTCCAGTTTTCTTAATACCACTAAAGATATTATTAGTATCAAATTTATCAATAATTTTACCCATAATAGGTGTACCAGTTGCACCTGATCCACCACCACCGAAAAAATCAATTTTAGGGACAATACATTTAGGTGGAACGGGATTACATTTATCAACACCTTTTTTAAGAGCAGCTGCAGAACTTCCAAAAGATTGCCATACACCATACTCCTCTTCAAATGCAGTTTTGGCTATACCTTTTACATCTCCTACTGCCTGAGCAATTGCAGTTCCCTTAGTAATATTTTGAAGTCCTTTTTTATTTTCTGCTAAACTTTTACCTTTTTGTATTCCTTTACCAATTGTATATACTGCACTAGTTGGACATTTTACTTTATTCTCATCAGGGCATTTTAAACCAAGAGAAAAAGCACCTACTTTTGAATTAAAATCCATCCCACCTAACATAAAACCTTTTACATCAAATGATATCTGTAATATACCCAAAAGAGGGTCTAATTTGGGAGTAACCACAGAATCAAATAAATTGACCATTTTAAAATTAAGTGCTCCTATTGTTTCATCAACTAAACATATAGGAACCGCAGATGCCTTAGGAATTGCTGCAGCAAGTAAATCTGATATCATATTAGGTAATAGTTTTTCAATTTTAGTATTAAGACAAAATACATCATCCAATAAACCACTAACAGCAGGAAGTAAACCTTCCTGTGTGTTAGTAATGTCTTTAAGAGCTTGGGAATAAGGATATCCTGCACCTACTTTTGCAAAATGAAGGGCAGCTATGTTTTGAAAACCCTTACTGATACTTTTCTCTAATTGATCGTTCAAAGAACCAGATGTCTTACTAACAAATGCACTCATATCATTAGTTATAGCTTTAGATATACTTTTAATTTCCTTTGGCATATTTATTAAATCTTTATTAGGACCAGTAACCTTATTAAAGAAATTAGTCATATGAGCCTTCTGTTTGTCAACCGTAGTATCTTGACAAGGATTTGGTGAAACAACTTGAAATCCTACAGATAATGAATCAGCAGTTCCTGTTTCATCCTTACATGGAGTATTGGATTTAATAAAATTATTTTTCAACTTTTCCATTTCTGGAGTCATATTAAAATCTGGACCAATACCTTTTAATAGTTCTGCTCCCTCAAGACTCTCAATTGCTTTAAGAGATTCTCCAAAGGTTAAATCATCTTCTGTTACACCTGCTTCCTTTAATTTTTTACCAACATCTAAAAGTTCGGGAGTAACTTCAGTAGGAACCTCACCATCGACATTGGAAACTTGGGGTAATGAAGTTGATTCAGGTAATATTTCTGAAACATCTTCTGCTTGTGAAACTGTTTCGGAAACTGTATCTGAAACTGTTTGATTAATATTTCTTTCTTCTTCTAACAAGTTAAGAATTTCAGGATCAGTAACCTTATCTCCTACTTGCGGTCCTTCTGCCTCTCTTTTTGCAGTTTTAGCTCTTAGTTCTGCAAGTCTCTTTGCTCTTTCATCTGGATTTGTAATATTATCAAATGTGTTTGGATCATTAGTAGTAAAAGATTCACTTGAGTTATAGCTACCTGAATTAGTCATAGTTTAAATTATTTCCTCTGTATTTTATATTTATTATGAATATTTAAAACATATCCAATCCAGAAGAATCTGGATCATCTTTCAACTTTTGACTTTCTTTTTTATTCCATTCATTCCATGCTTCCCGATTAGTTTTGAAATCTGGTTCACCAGCAAATAAATCAACACCTTCATACTCTGCATTACGTTGTTTTACCTGTTCTGCTGTTGAACCAGATAGATTTACTGCCCTTTTTGCTTTTTCAATTTCCCTAAAGTCAGTTGTTGTGGATCCATCCTGTCTTATAATGGTAATTTTACCTTCACCAGTTTCATACTTATTTTTAGCCTCTTTCAAACTATTCACTTCACTTCTAGCATCATTTAACTTTTCTTCATTTTCCTCATATGTTTCACGATCTGTACTACCTTCAGATGCTGCTTCTTGTGCATCAAATGCAGCTTGTGTGTCTTCCAATCTCTGCACATCAGTCTCAGCATTTGTTATTTTTTCATCAATATCAGGATCAACTTCAGTTTCTCCCAATTTAGGTGGAGGAGGAATAGCACCAACAGTTGGTTCAGTGGGTACTCCACCTTTCTCCGAAAGCATTTCAGCACCTAACCTCATAGCATCTTCAAAAGGTATGCTTATTGGAGTGCAATCTCCATCATCCTCATTAGTCTGTCCTCTACCAAAAAGTTTTAATGGTTGAGTCTCCCCTACAAATCCACTTGTAATATCATATCGACCATATACACCTTTCTCATATGTAACATTACCAGTTCTTCCCAAAACTCCCAAAATTATAGGTTGTTGCTTAGTTTCTTCATCTAAAAAAGTTCCATAAACAACATCACCTTGAGTAATTCTTGTTGTTTTTTTCCTATTACCTGCACCTGATCCAGCAGTTGATGGAAGAGCAACAATTGCAAACACCACATCCTTATCATCTATTTCACCTCGATTTGAAGGAGTATGACCTATAATAGCAACTTTACGACGAATAGCATATCCACCAAAACCTGTCATTTGCCTCTCTTGAGAACTTTTAGGCAATACAATTCCCAACCAATTATTATCAAATTTCTTCCTATTAAAATCTTTAGCGTTTAACATTATACTCCTCTAAAATGCCCTGAAATTTCCACGAGATGGGAATTTTACTTCATCATTACCTGAACCTGCATTTAATAGATCCTTACCAAAATTACTGGATTCGACTTTAATTCCCGTATCGGATGCTTTCTCAAAAAGTCCCTTACCATCTGTAAGGAGTTTTCCAGAATCATCACCAGAATCATCTCTCTGAAAAGATAAACCATAAGAATCACGAATTACTTCTAAAGAAGTTACAGATTTAGTACTATCAAGATAATGGCAAAGGGACTGTATTATATACGTACCACTATTTTTTTCATCAGGCCCCATTTCTTTGGAACAATAAGAAATATTCTCAAGTTCAAGATTAATAGACATACCTGCTTCTAAATCTGTGTTGCAAGGAATAGTAATACCATATTTTTGAGAAAATAATATATTATATCTAGCAGCAGTAGCAGCATGGTATAGTTCTGGACTATTATTTGTCTTCGCTTCACCTCCCACTTCTTCTACATCTAATATTGAAGTATATATTTTATGATACTTTTTACCATTTTCTAATTCTACAGATACAGGTGTTGGTACACCTATAGTAGGCCCTAATGTATTAAAACCTTCATCAGTCAAAAGTTTCCTACCATCTACTGAAATATCTACTTCTTTAAACTTATATGATGCGGGATTAAAAAAGATAGTTTTACTAGCATATACTCCTGTGTCAATTTGTTCTATCAGATCCTGATCTTTATACACAGTTAAAGATGAAATTTTATAATCATTATATTCTTGATTTAAGGTTTGTGCTCCATTATAAGAGTAAATTTGAGGATAAGGGTCTTGTTTAATCAAACCATCTATTGACTTGAATTTAAATTTATTTTTAGTTTGATATGAAAAATAACCAGGATTTGCTTTTCCTTCTCCAGAACCAGACTTTGCAGGTATTGATTGTTTTGCTAACAACAAAAACCATTCAAATGGTTTCAATTCTTGCCCATTAAATTTATAAGTACTCTTCGTTTCATCTACTTCATATTGTTCTGAAGATAATTTAAATTCATTTTTAAGAATCTTCTCTACACTTTGAGAAATAGGACCATCATATGATTTTCCAAGTGTTTTCGTTGATTCTAAGTATCCTATTTTAGATGTAAATCTCAACTGAATAGTTTCCTTTTGAGAATTTCTTTCTATAATTTGCTTCCCTACAATATACAGTTGTTTATGTTCATCATCTTCAGAAGAGAAATCTATACCAGTTCCAATTCTACTTCTCACCTTCATTAAAATTTTCTGTCCAACATCAAGATTAGCTGATAAAGATACCTTCCTTTCCTGTTTATCAAATTGAGATACAACAACATCTGATGTACTAACAATATTAACATATCCTGTTATATAAGGTGCTAAAATATTTTCATAATAATAAAGATTAACAACTTCCCAACCTCCACCATGATACATATATCCACCACTACCTATATTTTCCACATTCTCAAGACCCATACTAAAATTACCACCAGTTGAAGGTTTATCCGCAATCTGTGGTACCTCGATTTTAAATTCTTCTATTATTAAATTAGATGCTGTATTATCCATTTATTTACCTAAAAACGAGGAGAATATGATGCCATCCTATTTAAAGGACTGGGTGTAGATTGAGATTCAGGATTACTAACCAAAATGGGTTGAATATAATTAACACCTGAATATGGAAAAGATGGAGTATTTAATGTATTTACTGAATTTCCTTTATTAATTTTAGATATCTTAAGAGTAGGTACTGAATTCGGTGACATATTAAAACCAACTGGTGTTCCCATCAATTTCATATTATCTGAAGTTTCTGATAATTGATTAAAAAATTGAGGAGCAAAACCAGTTTGTTCTTCTATTTTTTTAGATGCCTTTTCAGTAATAACTGTTTCATTTTTATGAATATATGCAAGTCCAGGTTTAACAATCTCTCCACCTCTTTTAAGTGCTGGAATATCAATCCCTATAGATTGAGGTTCTATTGCAGTATTAGATGAAATAGGCATATTTCTAGATTCAGTATTCACTTCATTATCTACTGACATACCATTATTAGAAGAAGTCTGACCAACAACACTCGTGGAAGTACCTTCCGTATAATCAATATTCTTATTAAGAATACTCAAATCTCTTCCAACTGTTTGTAATCTCCTATTTACATCAGTTACTCCAAAAAGACCTCCCACAGCATTATAAATTGAACGTATTCCATTAGAAATAAAAGTAATAGATTTAACTACCCCATTCAATATTGGTTGTATTCTATTGACAAAAATATTCTTTATACTTGCAATAAGTTGAGGAAGTTTATTAACCAAAAATCCTAATAACAAATATCCAAAAAACCCCAATATTCCATCCTTAAGACTTTTTACTACACCACCAACCTTTGCGAATATATTTTTAAATATAGGAGTTTTAATTTTAGTTTTTTCAGACCTTTCCTCCAAATTTTTTCTTTCTATCTTTTTATTTTCAGTACGAATTATCGAAGATTTTCTATATTCTAATTTTCGCAATTTTTCATTAGAGTTAATTAAAAAACTCTTAATGTTAGTTACATTTAATTTTAATTTTTGAGTTTGTGTTTCCATTATCTACACCTACACATAAATTCCCAATTTTTCTAGACTTATTTCAATCCATGGATTAGCCAAATCTACTGCTTCTACAAAAGGTATTGAATCACCACCTGCAGGTGGTGGAGCAAGTGCAGCAGCTGCGTCTGCTCCTGCTGATGTTGCTGAATCAAATGGTGGAAGAACTTTCAATTCAGGATTTGCTCCTGTTCCCTGATTCATTACAAGAGAACCTTTTAGTCTATTGTTTAACTGTGATGGGGATAATTTACCCAACTCATTAGTGGTTATACCCTTTCTACCGAGAAGAGATCCATCAAATGCTCCAAATTCCCTTGAAACATCAATCGCTGCAGCACCCCATCCAAGTACAGGAATAGCACTTAAAAGTGATAATACACCTCCAACCGCATCTCCTCGATTAAACCTATAAAGAGCAGAACCCAAATCCCAAACATTTCCTATTAAAGGAAGAGCACCTGCTCCCTTCCCACCAATTTTAGATCCAATTTTTTGCCCTACTTTCCCAAGTCTAGTTGATCTGGATGTAGATCTCAAAACATCTCCAGTAATTTTAGGAGCTTTCCTACCTACTCTGGCAGCAGCTCTACTAATACTACCTTTAATATTAGATGAGGATGAAATAAATTTGCTTATAATATTTGATGTTGTACGTGTAACTTTTGGAACACCAGGTGCTCTACCAAGAGAAGCAGTAAAAGGAAGTGCTTTATCACCCATTCTAAAGATTGTTGACCCTCCTCTAGAACCAACTTGCACCAATCCTCTTGATGTGAGTTGTCCTACTATAGGAGATATTCCTTTAGATAATGATCTACCTTTAGTTATCTTAGATCTTGCAATAGAAGAGCCTTGAGTTATCCTACGAGAAATACTTCTAACGGCAGCTTGACCACCACCTCTAGTAACTCCACGTAAACCTCCTATTCCAAATATAGAACGAACAACTCTATACGCAAAAGCTAACTTAGATGCTACATTAATTAAAAGTCCTCCAACAACTATACCTGTAATAAGTTGCCAATTATTTGCTACAACATCAAAAAATTTACCAACCTTCTCCGTATTCTTACTTAACCAATTTAATCCTTTATTAGCTAAAAATCCTGCACCTATCCAACCAAAAAATCCTAATAATCTACCAAAAATACCTTTAATAGGTGAAACAACTTTATCAAAAGTTTTACCTATAGTGGATTGTATATTCTTAGACTCTACTTTATCTTCTGCGGTTATTCTCCTTCTTTTATCAGAAGTTCTTCTTATCTTGTTTATTTCTTCCGTTTCTTTTGCAATTCTGTTGGCAAAATCTATTGCCAATTGATTCTGTATTTCTACAAGAATCCTATTAGTCTCCAATAAAGTTTCATCAAAAGAAGTACTCTTAGTAGAAAATTCTCCCAAATTACCACCTACTATTCTTCTTTTTGAAAATAAAGAAGAAATCATCCTCAAAGGTCTAAAAGACCCTACTCCACCATTAAGTTTCCCAATAGGACTTTTAATATTGGTTACATTTAATTTTGGTTTCTGTAATGTTTGAAGATTAATAAGTGCCACTCTGTTGTTTTTGTTTTAGATTTTCCTCTTCAATATATTGTTGGAGAAGGGAAACATATATTTCTCTTTCCCACGGAATCATGTTTTCAAGCTCTGTTAAACTATATTTATGGTGCTGCATCAAAGCAAAATTTGTCCGATAGTAATTCTCTAGACTCTCATGAGCTAGAGCTAACTGAAAAAAGATGCTAGACCCTCTATCGTCACGTCACTTTCAACTTTTGTCTCTGGATTTACCACTTTAATATTATGTGCAAGTTTTGGCATAGTATTAAAGAATTCTTCAACATCCTTAAATTGTTTTGAATTCATTTGCTCAACAAAATCTTTCAATTCTTTCTTACTACAATTAGAAGCTTCCCATGCCTCATCTGCAGTATATACTTGATTGATACAAGACATAATAACATCCAACGATTGATCAACCCCACTCTGTTCAGATGATATATCAAAATTAGATTCAATAAATTGTGTCAAAGATGGATAATTCATTTGAATAGAAAGATCATCATCTAATTTAATAATATTATTATGATTCACATCCTTTTGAATTTTAATAGAATCAATATCAATTTCTACTTGAACCTGAGTTTCTCCATCATCAGGACATGTCACATTAACCTCTACAGTTTCACCAACAGACTTAGCACGAACATTTAAAAACAAATATTCAATATCAAAAGTTGCTAATTTATCAACTTTTATACCTCTAGTAAGAATACAATCATTAATAACATTTTTGATCGCTGTAGTAATTTGTTTACTATCTTCCGATTCTAATGCCATGATTAAAATCTTTTCTTCTTTCACTAAAAAAGGTCTATATTTAACCTTCTTTCCAGTAGAAGGTAATACCAACTCATATGTTGGTGTAGAAATTTTTGGTAAAGGCATAATTCTTGGTACACTTCAGTGCTTTTATTTAGCACCATTATACAACAATATATCGATCATATGCAAATTGAACATTAACTTTTAAAAGATCAGCATTACCATATTGTACAGGCATAGAAGTCATACCTTTAGGAAAGGCATTTATAAATTTATAACTAATTTCCGCAGATTCGGTTACTTCACCAACACCATTACTTCTCTCAAATTTTGTAATCATCAAATTATCTGATTTATAACCTACTTTACCATCTCTACCCATGGGATAGTTAAATCTTCGATAATAATTATTACCATCTCCTCTATCTACTGATTTAAAGTTATCATCTCCTGCAACATAATCCATCCAACCCTCAAAAAATTTTAATGTATTATAATTAGTATCAACATAGAATGTAAAATCACTATCAATATATAATCTACTATGAGCAAACTGTTGATTGATACCTTGATAATTATCTTTAACTTCAGCAGTTGCAAATGAACTAGTCGGAAGTGTGGCATCTGAACACATTATTCCAATATCTTTACCACTTGAATATTGTTCAGGAAGATTATATAATTGTCTTAAATAAAATTCCAAATCTGCTGTTATACCAGAGATATTTACTTGATATTGATTATTCAAAGAAACCTTACTAATGTCCATCTTAGTAAGAGTACCCATCTTATATTTTGAAATAATCCCTGCCACTCTAAATACCTTATATTAATATTATTAAGTATTTAGATGTCTTATAAAGGAAGATATCAACCGAATAACCCCTTAAAGTATAAAGGTAACTTTCGGAACATCATTTATCGTTCTCTATGGGAA